CCCTTTCACCGGCGGTAAAAATCTCACCATCAAAAGCATATACAGCTCTTTCCCACGGCCAAGAAATACCATTAAACCTTATAAGTTCATTTCTAGTAGTTACAGCAGAAGCGGCTCTTTTGTATTCTTCTATAATATCCTCGGGTGGAATTGATAGAACCATTTCTTCTATTATTTTATTATGGAGATCTGCTATTAAATTATTTAATAAAGACTGGTTGATATGGGTTTTTAATAAAGCTCCATCTACTGTATCCCACCGTCCTTTAGTCTCCTCTTGTAATTGTTGGTATTCTTCCATAGTCCATTGTTTATCTGATTGAAGAAGTCGAGGGAGATTGAAGAGTAAGTCCCACTTATCTCTATCTGATAAATCTTCATGATTTATATCTAATCCTCTTTCCTTAAGAGCTTCCATAGCTTTTTCAGGGTCACTTAAAATATCTCTCATATAAGTAAAATCTGAGATATCTTCTTCACCCCTCTGAGTAATAGCCCCTCGAGCAGTAATGGCATCCAATATCATTACCGATTGATCATCGCTTAATTTAACATCTTGTAGAACCCATTCGGTTATGCTTTTTAGGTATTCCTTTACATTTTTTTCGTAAGCTTCTGTCTGCCTTGGAGACATATTAATACCATAACTCAAAGGTAACTGTTTAAACTCCTCTTCAAGAAGTAACAAACCGGAGTCAATTATTTTATTACTAGTAGATTTATCAACCGCTGCTATCATTGTATTTGTAGGGATAACTTCATCAGAAGGATTAGGAATAGCTGCTTTTATTAACTTCGTTTGATCTGTTTCGGTAGTTTCCGTTGGAGTTCCTGAGATCTCAGAAGCTGCTTTGTTTATCTCATCATTTATTCTGAAAACATTGTTTATTGCTTCTTCATCCCTACGTGATAGATAGGGAATATCCTGTCTCAAAAAACCTGTGAAGGGGTCCATCATAGATGGAGTAATTCCAATAGGGAGATCTTTTCTATAATCTCTGTTTTGTATATCTCTTCGTAAGGCTTCTTGCACTTGATCTCTATTAGACATCCCTATATATGTGCCCCTGTCTTCGAGGTTTCTAATAACCTTAAGTGCATCCATACTCTCTCTGCGGTTTTCATAAGACCAATTTGCCTCTAAACGCTCTATAGCATTCATCCTAGTTTGTAAGGAGTTTCCTAATACCCTTTGTATACCCCGCCAATCCTCAGATATTAGTCCATAGTGATCATGATATGGAGGTCCCATTCTTTCTGGATCAGTCATAGCCGAGGCTCCACGGTAAGCTATGGGATGGGTCTCCAAACGAACCTCGTCCCAAACCCTCCAGTAGTTCTCTAAATTGATCTCGTGTAAATAGTCTCTCGACGCTATCCAGTATACGCTCGCTACTCTCTTTAGCTAACTCCTGTAATCTCTCCGCCTCATCTTCCTCCCTTTTTAATGCTGCTTCCTTTTCAGCTTCCTGCCTTTCTAATTCTGCTGCCTCTTCTGCTCTTAGTTGTGTGACATACTCTTTCACACCAGCCGAATATGTTTCATATATTCGTCTTTCATACTTTGTTTCATCAAGTACTAATCTCCTCGCCTCAGTGTCCGCTCTCCTCTCCTCAGTGGCTAATCTCCTCTCCTCAGCATCTCTCATTCTCCTCTCAGTTTCTAATCTTCTAACCCTTTCTTCTTCTTCTCTTCTCTTTCTTTCTACTTCTAAGAAGGTTTGTAGTTCAAATTTAGTTTTCTTTTCATGTTCTTTCGCTTCTAGTTGTAATGATTTTTGGGAAATATCTACCATAGAATTGATTAATCTACTAGACTCTTGTACTGTATTAATTAGTGTTTTATAATAGTTAGCTATGTTATTCTGATTAATCAGGTACTCACCAAAATCTATTCCTTGTTCTTCTATAAGGATACCAATAGGAGAAATAACCGGAGAAGGGGGTGGTTTTATGCCCTCAGTCTGCGGTAAGTTAGGTTCCTGTACTGTCATCTATCATCCTCCTTGTTCTAGAGAAAAGTTCGGAAAAGTACGCACGAAAACTAGCTATCTTATCTAAAGCAGTAGAATCTTTCTCTGCTCTTACTAAAGATTCAATAGAAGAATAAGTAACCTCCCCACTGTTTTCTTGGGTGAGAGCATAATCTCTGATTACGTTTGTATGAAACTCTCTTGGAAGTTGTTTGATATTATCAAAGATCATTTTCTGGGTTTCCTCTCTCTCTTTTATAGCCTTTACTTGAGACGCTCTATGAGCTGAAGAAACCCTCTTAGAAATTATTGGCTTAAGGTCCTTTATTTCCATTATAGTTTGCCTGATGTCCACATCTTTTTGTTCAGGTACAATAGAAAGGGGAGTATATTGACCATCTAGAGGAACTGAGAACTGTCCCTGCATGACTTTGATTTCTTCTCCATAACCCAACCGTAAACCTTTAAGATAATCTTCTGTATGAGCTTGAGATGTTTTATCTACATCTAGACCAGAAAAATCTTTATCCACTAGACCATGTTTAGTATTTAAGATAGTCCCTATTCTGGAAGTTTCTGTAAACTGTCCGTCTATAATTCCCTTTTCTTTGGTAAGCTGCTCAAGAAAACCTAAATTATCCCACGCATAATTAGGTAAAGTTCTCGCAAGAGATTGCATTTTCCACTCTCGTTCCTGAGGTGTTAACTCTAATGTAATCTCAGAAATTATATCCTTAAGTATCTTATCTCTAGTGGCTTGAGGACCTAGTGGGTTTATTGCTTCAAGAGTAGAATAGTAATATTCCTTATTCGAAGTAGTTAGATCCCAAGAATTTCCTACTTCTTTTTCCCACCTTTGGAATAATAAATCTGGATCTAGGTTTTTATTCGTCTCTAGAAACTCTTCTGATTTATTTATAAAGGATTGACTATATTCTTCTCTCGCTACTTCGTTATTATCTACCTCTGAGACTACTCCTGCTATATTTTTTAATACGTTTAGATGGTTATTTTGAAACATCAGTAAGGTAACATCCTCTGCAATGCTAACATTCCTGTATAACTAGCTGACCTATTAGCAGCGGCTGTCTGATCGACACTATGTTGTGTGCTCATGGCAGCACTTGCTCCCGCTAAGCCACCAGTCACCAATCCAGATATTAGGGCATTTTGCATAATACTCGAGTCTGATTGTTGGATAAGCTGTCCCCTTGAAAACTTAACTTGATCATTATATCCAAAATCTCTCTGAGCTAGTGTTTGCTGCTGCCGTCTCTCTATACCAATCATAGCATTACTTTTGGAGATTCGCTGATTAGTCATTTGTCTCCTCCCTGCTTCCAAGGATTGATTTAAAATAACCCTCGATGTACCACTATTCAGCCTTACTCCTCTACTAGTAAGAGTGGTTTTTATTTGGTTATTAGCTTGTTGGAAACCTCTAGAGAAATTACCAGAAGAATTATCAAAATTGTAAGATAACCAGAACTCCTCTTCAGCTCTAGCTTGATTTGCAGCTTTAGCTATATTTTTATTAAGCATCCATTTAGCAGCGTTTGCCTTAGCGATCTGCCTATTCTTAATTTGATTATTCATTTTACGTTGGAACTCTTGTTCTTCGAACTGAGCTCTTTGGGCAGCATTTTGAGCTGCTTGTTGCTGTCCACCCATTAAAGAAGAGAAGAGGGTAGAAGCACCCGCCATAACACCCATAGCAATAACTGGCATTCTCAGCTCCTTATACGGCCCCTGAGGGCATTTGGTGAATTAAGGTACCCTAGTACCCAAAGATATTCAAAGCTCTCTCAGCGTCTTCTCGGGCTTCTCACGGCCCATTTAGAAGGCTGATGTACTTGTCTTCCTAAAATGGATGAAGATACTTGGTTCTTGAAGAGTCCCAAGCGTCTATCATCGTCTAACCAAGTCCGGATCATGGCATCTTTCTCAGATTGCTGATTTCTTGCGATAATGGCGTCAACGTCTGTTGACAGCATAGCTTCCCAGTGGTAAACCGCAGCGGCCAAGACATCCACCCTATCGTCTTTAGGGAGAGCTCCCTTTTTGTCAAAGATCCGGGTAATTTGTTTCTGGTTCTCCTCTTGGCATACGGCCTTGCGGTCCATAACCAGTCTGTGGGAGGACATCACAGGTTCCAGTGCCTCGATAATCCTAGCTTCCTTACGACCCGTGACACGGTAATCCTCTACAGCCACACGTCCACACGTCTCCATTACCACGGGTAACAGTAACTGGCAGTACATAGCATCTCCAAAGTTAGACTCAACTCTGATCAACTTAATATCATAATCATAAGCCAGTCTTGCAATCTTCTTGAGGACTCCCTTCTCGTATCCTCCAGGATATCCAATCAGTTCATGAACGAAGATATAACCATTAGCAAATGAGGCAATGCACACGGCGGTCTCGTCTTCTCCACGACCCGAGGGGTCAACATACATAACTCTAGAAGCATAACTTGTATACGTGTCCGACAGCCACATTGGTTCATATACGATATCCCCCGATAGACCAAACGATGGAATGCCCTTCATCGGCTTTGAGTTAGCCCACACAATCTTCTCTGGACAGGTGTCAGGATGGACATCTGTGACGATAAGATCTGATAACCTTAATGGGTATTTCTCAAAGTCTGCTAAGGATGTATCTAATTTGTAGTGCAAAGCAAATAACTTAGGACCAATCTTAGCCATACGTTCCATAAGTACTTCGTCCGGGAATCTCTCAGGTTGTGTAGCTTGACCGGGTTCTAAGTTTAGACCTAGGACCCACTCATCTACATCCTCAGTTTCCACCGGGTTTGTCTTATCCGGCATAATAGCGGGGAACTTAGTGACTTTATACCCCGACTTTAGTTGATTATAAATTGAATCTTTGATTTGTGGTGTGCCTAAGAAAATCACACGACCACCTACGTTTCTGATTTGTTCAAACTCAGAGACTTTGTTTAATAGTTTCTCTCTTGCAGCTGCGGTCTCACAGTTACCTTCGATCTCAACATCATCACCAATAACATAATCAGCGTGTGAACCTGTGATCTGAGAAGTGATACCTCTAGCAAAACAAGACTTATCCTGACCCACCTTAGTCCTAGCCTCTACATTAAAGGCAAAGGCATTATCTGTAGTATGATCTCCGGGCTTCAGATGTTCACAGTAAGGTACCAAGTCTAAGATTCTCCGGGTCATGGAGATGAACTCAGTAGCCTTGTTACCGGTGGCTGACACGACCATGATCGTACAGTTAGGATCCTTAAGGAGGAACCAACTCGCTAGACAGGCCGTGATGACGGACTTACCGAATCCACGGCCTGCTTGGAGTTGCATGTCTTTCGCAAAGCCCTGCAACCTTTCAGCCATAGCGTACTGGGCTGGAGTAGGTTCTCCGAGACCCAAGTACTTGAAGCATGCCCAAAGATGGTTCCGGAAATCTTCAAGCATTTCTTTGGGGATCTTAGTCATTCATTTCTTTCCCCGGTTACGGGCTCGGTTCTTACTGGGAGATTCCATAGTAGTCCCTCCGCTCTTGGTGTGTGAGACATCCTTACCACCCTTGCCGTCTATACCCTTGGCTCTTCGCTTCTTCTGAAGCTTGGCACGGTACTTCTTACGAGCTGGTGTAGAATTGTACTTTGTATCGTACTTTGCTTTCTTAGCTTTAGACTTAGGATTCTTTCTGTAATTAGCGGCTGACTTCTTTACCTTCTTCAGGGGTTTCCTAGCCATCAGTATTTCTTTTTAGCTGCCCTGTTAGCTTTCTTTCGGGCGGCACCCTTCTTTTCTTTACGTTTCTTGAAAGCAGCTGCTGTTTCACCCTTATATCTTTTACTTGCGGGCATTATGAAGCCTCCTTCCTAAATGGAATAGAATCTACCATCTTCTCTAGATGATCTAAAGCCTCGTTAGGAAGACCCTCTAGGGATTCTCTGTTATCGTTTACATATCCTCTGATGATCTGATAGAGACCCGGAGTACATTTACTGGGGTCATCTAAATCAGCTAGCAGAGTATCCGCTAATCGTTCATTCAATAGGTTTACTTTCTGGTTCATATCAAAACTCCCCTACAATTTCGACATAATTAATAGTTAAAGAATCATCACTATCTTCATGCTGTACTTCTATTTTAAATGTTTTGTCACTTCCCCTAAAGTCTATAGTACGATCTGCTAAATCTACTGTAGCGAGATCACCATTGTGTACTCTGTAAGACGTAATAGCCTTTTGGGTAGCTGAAGTTTTTGCCACAAGTTCACCCTCTAAGATGAAATCATCGTTACCAGCTTCCATAGACCATCCCAGAGAAATACCGTTGTTTATAAGAAATCTTACAGCAGTAACATTCGTACTGGGAGCCATATTCCTTGTACCTGCTATCCTTACTTTCAATACATCTCCGGGGTTAGACATTTCACCTTTTTTTATAGTTAAGGCATCAAAGTCAGATCCTATAGTCATAATATGTTCAATCACTGATCCAGTATGTGTGTCATCTACAGCAGCATCTCTAAAGAGTGTAAGTGGAGTACGTCCTATTTTTAACCAACCATGCCTTCCAGCTAGGCCCTCGTTCTTAATAGAATATCCTATGTCAGTACTCGTCGTATCTTTGAATACAACTGGCACTGAAATGTCTTCATTTAAATAATATACTCCTCCGGTAAAAGCTCTAACCCCATATTCTGGGACTGAAGTATCAATATTGAGATACTCGCCTCCTTTAATATGACATCTTCCAAAGGTATGTACCTCAATATGCTTCTCATTAGTATCTCCATTGCAAAAATCAAGGTGACAATTAGATTGAGTTTCTATTGAATAACCAACTGTTGAGTTCGTTACTTTTGGTCCTTCCGAAATCTGAGTTGCTTCTGCACCAATAGTTCCAACACTGGCACCATAGAGACGTATTCCATGTTCATTACTATCAAAGAGGCCTCCCTCTACATATACTCG